AACACGCAGAGATTCTCTCTGAATCTTCTTTCTTTAATGTTAAAGATTGTATTAGTACCGAACTTCCTATTCTGAATATTGCATTCTCTGGAGAAGTTAATGGTGGACTAGTTCCTGGTCTGACAGTTATCGCAGGACAATCTAAATCATACAAAACACTTCTTTCATTGTATTGTATGAAAGCATACTTCAACAAGTATCCAGATTCAGTAGCTCTATTATACGATTCGGAGTTTGGTATCACTCCGGAATATCTTGAGATGTATGGAATTGATGCTTCTAGAATCATCCATATTCCTATTGAACATATCGAACAATTGAAATTCGATATTGTTAAGAGATTAACTGAAATTGTACGTGGCGATAAAGTATTCATCATGATCGATTCGATTGGTTCTCTATCTTCAAAGAAAGAAGTAGACGATGCTGTTGATGAGAAATCTGTTGCAGATATGACTCGTGCTAAGTCTATCAGATCACTACTAAGAATCATCACACCGCATCTCACGATGAAAGATATTCCTTGTCTTGCAATTAATCACGTGTACAATACAATGGAAATGTACTCTAAAGCCGTCGTCGGTGGTGGTACTTCTGTGACATATTCTGCAAATCAAATCTTCATTGTTACACGTTCACAAGAGAAAGATGGGACTGATCTTGTTGGTTATAATTTCACAATCAATATCGAGAAATCTAGATTCGTCAAAGAAAAGAGCAAGTTAATGTTTAATGTTAAATTTGATGAGGGAATTAACAAATATTCTGGGTTGATGGATATTGCCTTAGAATCTGGTCATGTTACTAAACCTAAGGTTGGATGGTATCAGAAAGTAGGTGAAGAAAAAAATTATAGATTAGATAAAACTAATACAGAAGAATTCTGGTCTTCTATTCTTGAAGACGAATCATTCCAGAATTTTGTTATCTATAAATTCAAGTTAACAAATAAGATTCTCGTTGAAGAAGAATTCGAGGTTGAGGAGTAATCGAAATGCCTAAGAAAAAGACAAAACAAAATCCAGAAGATGTATTCACTCCGTTCGGTGATCTACAAGTATCATTCTTCATTACTAGTGGTGAGAAGAATGAAGATAAGATTGTTCTCAGATTAGATGATGGATATCACGAAGGAACTATTTTAGAAATTAAAGATTTCCGATTTGAAGACGAATCTAAACCTATTCTATCATTTGATATGAGTATTATCCATGTTCCTGATGATATCCAAACTAATGATAAGGAAATTGAAAAGATTGTAAAAAAGGCAGTTAAACGGATTATCCAATCAACACTAAGAACTGCTATGGCTGATGAAACATCTAATTTTGTAAATATCTAACAATAAGGTATAATATAGTTATAATGAATATTGAACATCTTATCTTAAAGAATTTACTTCATAATGAAGAGTATGTTAGATCAGTTTTACCTTTCATCAAACCTGAATATTTTTCAGATATCAACGATCGATCTGTATTCAAGTTCATTAAATCTTTCGTTAATGAATACAATAAACAAGCTACTCCGGAAGCCATCAAGATTATGGCTTCTGAGTCTAAAAAGATCAAGATTGAAGATGCTGAAGTAATCTCCAATCTATTAGACACTTGGGGAAAATCTGAATCAACAGATCTATCATTTCTGATTAAACAGACTGAAACATTTTGTAAAGAAAAGGCTCTGCATAATGCAATCTTAGATTCTATCAAGATTATCTCTGACGAGAAAGACACAAGAGATAAAGGAACTATTCCTGAGATCTTAAAAGAAGCACTTGCTATTACATTTGATCCTTCAGTTGGACACGATTTTGTTATCGACGCCGAATGTAGATACGAATTCTATCATAAGAAAGAAGAGAGGATCAGATTTGATATTCAGAATTTAAATATGATCACAGGTGGAGGAATTCCTAAGAAAACATTGAATTTGATCATAGCTGGAGTTAATGTTGGTAAATCTCTAGCAATGTGTCATATGGCTTCAGCAAATGTACTTGATGGCAAAAATGTTTTGTATATCACATGTGAGATGGCAGAAGAAAGGATTGCAGAAAGAATTGATGCTAATCTATTAGATCTAACACTAGATACACTGAGACAAGTTTCAAAGAAACAATTTATGTCATTAATTGATAATCTACAAAACAAGACTACTGGTAAATTAGTTATTAAAGAATATCCTACTGGTTCTGCTAATGTCTCGCATTTCAGATATCTTCTTCATGAGTTAGCTTTGAAGAAGAATTTCGTTCCTGATATCATCTATATTGATTATTTGAATATCTGCTCTTCGTCAAGAATCAAGAATAATGGACAAGCAAATTCTTATACTTTAGTTAAGTCAATTGCAGAAGAAGTTCGTGGATTGGCTGTTGAAGCGAATTTGCCTATAGTATCTGCAACACAATTTACGAGATCAGGGGCGTCTGATTCTGATGCTGATATGTCTGATATCGCCGAAAGTTTCGGTGTGGCTGCAACTGCTGATCTGGCAATTGCTCTAATCAACACTGAAGAGTTAGAAACTCTCGGTCAATTAATGATTAAACAGTTGAAGAATAGATATAATGATGTGACTAAGAATAAGAAATTCTTGGTTGGTGTTGACAGATCTAAAATGCGGTTATTTGATATTGGTGATGTTCAGATTGATGGAGATAGTGGATTACACGATCCATATCAGGATCGGTCATATGGAAATAAATCTCCATTTGGTGGAGGATCTTCATACAAGAAGAACTTCGATAACTTTAAGTTCTAAAAGATAAAGGGAACCCGAAAAGGTTCCCTTTAACAATTCACCAACAATTTGGAATTCGAAATACATTCCTAATATACATTAGGATAGTTTTCAGTCGAGACTTTTGTTCAAAATGAGAACAATCTAGATTGACATTCTTAACCTTCCACCAAGGATTTCCATAAGAATCCTGTGTTCTAATTCTGTGTTTTCCTTTAACTGGATGTTCTCTAATCTGATAGAGGGACGGATGGTTACAATCTAGATCATCAATATTTGGAATCTTAAGATCTAGATGACTGAATCTGTTATAATTAAAATGCTTGCAGTCTTTACAAAATACCATATTAACTCCTGAGATTAATAGTCACATCCAATACTTTTTCTGGCTGAAGCGCAGCCAACCACTCAGTCGCATTCTTGATCTTTCCAGATCTCCGCATATAGAAATAAGAATGAACCTTTGGATTGAACTCTCTCTGAACTAACAGAGCAAAGTCTTTCTGAGTCCAAGTTAACATCCCATCCTCTACAATATAAGTCTCCCAAATATCATCTAAATAAGCAACAGTTCTATCAACACTACTCTTAATCTCATCGAAACGAATCTTAAGATCAGGGAAGTAAGCAAAGACCTCAGAGTCTTCACCAGTGCGGATTAACTCGACAATTCGCTTGTCGTTGATTGCGTCTTTTAGATGATGTATTAAAACATACTTCTCAGACTTAACCTTGATTCGATTGAAATCTTTATCTACTAGAACAAATCCTTCCTGTTTGGACGGATCTAATTGTTTAGAAGACGATAAAATCTCATCGATAGTTTCCATCCCGAAAGATCTGACAACAGGAAATAGATCGGAATATAATTGCGGCCAGAACTCAATTCCGGTCTGGTTATCACGAATACCAATAAGAGTCAAGGTCCCCTCATTATCGATCTGTGAAGTCACAACACGATTGTACTTGGAAGTCAACTCGAACATATAAGTGTTTCGACGATCAAGATCCAGGGTACTCAGATTCTGACCATAGAATGTCTCCCAGAATAACTGGGCAAAAGTGAATGATTCTTTCCCAACCGACCCACCAGCATCTGGCGATCCTTTTGTCGCAACATTCCACTTTCCACTATAATAGTAGACGATCATCAAAGATCCATCGATCTTCTCTTGTGCTACAAACGAAGACCAATCAAAGATATCTTCGTCGATGTTTTCGCCCCAATTAAAGAATCGATCGAATGGACGAGCAACAACTTCCCAACCATTCGCACGATCTAGGATAATTCCACGTGATTCCCGAACCATCGGATGATCTTTAATCTTTGATGCCTCGATCTGATCATAAGTGAATTGATAGAGATCTGGATAATCACGATGCTGCTGCGAAAAGATCCCATACTCTACAGCTAAAGCAGTTCGATCTCCGTTATTCTCGATTAAGTATTTTTGTAGCTTCAACATAACTAAGATCCATAAACCTCTAGAGACTTCTTCCAGATAATAGATTCTGAATCAACTAGAACCATCTCTGGCTTTCCAGCAAAACAATCTACTCGGAGGGATTCCGAACTGAAGGCAAGTGCTTCTTCCTCAGTATCAAAATACTGAGTGTCAACAACAGAAACCCAACCAGTTTCTGAAGATGAACAAATATACACTGCCCATTTAACGGTGATTTTCATGTTATAATCCTAATAGATCTCGCTCTTCATCAGTTAACTTCGAGAGTGCGGCAGATTTCTTCCTGAATACTTCTTCTGCCTGTCTACGACGCATCAAATACCATTCTAATCTCGAAGAGACTCTTTCGAATGAATCAACAACTTCTTCTGACCTGGATTCAGGAAGATGAAATGGAAGACTGACAACGTCTTGGTGTCTTTCTTCTAAGGTGGAAAAACGGAATTCCTGGGTCTCTTCGGAACGTTCGACCCGAAGATCATGTCCGTTATTGAAATGTTCGAAGACGAGATTCAACAAATTGAAATGGTAATCTTTCTTGAAGGTCTCCCAATGTAGACGATCCCTCTCTTCCTGTTCTATTCTCAATTTTTCGTTTCGTTCACTCTTCTTCATATAACCATTATACCTCGAAAACCAGAAAGATCAAAGATTTTCTGAATATTTATTCCCTTTGTTTTCAACAACTTGCGCTAAACTATTGATTCTAAAGGGAATATTCTTTCGAATCTTTATCTCGTTTGTTTTCAACAACTTGCGCTAAACCATTGAAAACACACGAGATATTCTTTCATAAAAATTTGCTTCTGAAATGTGGGTACGCTATAATGGTTATATGGAAAAGCTTACTGCTGTTGAATATCGCCAAATGGCTCGTGGTCACGCTCAGGAGCGTAACGATTCGTTCGATCGGTGTGATACCGATGGGTTCCTTTCGCAATGGGCTTCTGGTCTCCACTCTTCCCTTTACCAAACTCTGGCCAACTTAGCCGAAGCTGGATGGGTTTCTGAGTTTCCTGGTCTTTTCAATGCCAAGACTGGCGAGCGTGTTCCTGCAAAGATTATCTATGTCAAAGATCGATTCTCTTACAATGGTGCTCTGAAGGCACTATGGGCGATTGTAGATCCGAAGACCGACAAATTCACTGGTGTTTTCCTTCCGGTTGGTGAGAAATCCCGAAAGCAGAAGCAGCTTGGTTTCATTCAGAAGACTGAGATTGCTCCGGCTTATGCTAAGATCGACGGTCGTGGATATGGACTCTCTGGTTCTGCTTGGGTTTCGACTTATCGCACGGATGGTGGATATCCGAAAGAGATGCGACAGGTGATGACACGTGATGAAGTCGTCGAGGAAATTATCCAGAACAAGCCGGGAAAGGTTGAGTTGATTACGACGACCAACAAAGTTTCAGGTTCTGGAAAAGAATTCGTTCGGATGCATTTCAAGAATGGATCTTGTGATCTGACACTTGATGTCTATGGACCGAAATTCATTCTCGGAAAGTGTCAGATTGATCCCTATGGTCGTCCGGTATTCAATTCTGTGGACGATGCCATCGAATATTTGAATCGAATTAATCCTGAGGCGAATCGGTAATGACTACAAACAAAACAGAGATCTTCGAAGATCTGGTTGATTTTATCAAAAAAGAATTAGATACTGAAATATCAATTCTTCCTCTGGTAAACGAAGAAGAATACACCGGATTTCCTGTAGACGCTGTGGTTTATCTGAATGAAGATCTAAAACATCACATTGACCTTTATGTGAATGACATCTCTAATAATATAGAGACTGTGATTGCTTGTCTAATCCATGAAATGGGTCATATTCTCTGTTACGAACAAGTAGGGAATGACCACACTGAGATGGATGCCTGGGATGCTTCTCTCATGAGTTTACCTGAATATCTAATTCCAAAAAATTTTGAAGAGATCAAAGAATTTGCTCTATCAGAATACGATAAGGTAGAATTAATGAATTATACTTCTCCTTATATAGACATGAATACTCTAAACCTGTTGAAAACTTTTTTTGGATGTTAATATGAATACAATGACAGAGAATTTGGTGAAAGATCTTTATGCTATCGACGATAGCGAAGAGATGCTCTGGGTCCATAATTATGATCCTATGATTAATTCGTTCGGTGAGATTATCGAACGTTTAGATCTTGGGTCATACCAGGGCGATACAATCGTTCTTCTCAAGAACGATGATCTTTATGGTTTGCTGCAATTCGGATGGGGATCTTGTTCTGGTTGCGATGCACTAGAAGGTTGTGAAAATCTTAAAGACCTTTCTGAATTGTATACTTCGCTTCGTGATTCGATTAATTGGACTACAAAAGAAGAGATCGTCAAATATCTCAAAGAACATGATTGGGAAGGCGATTATTTCTGGTGTCTTCAATCTGAGGATGCAGAAATTGGAAATTTTGTTGCCAAATCATTGAATGCTTTGGAGAATAATTAGATTATGTCTTGGCCTGAAGTTGTGAACAATTCGGTAACACTGATTTTCTGGGCATTTGTAATTGGTGTATTCCTAACTGGTCGTTGGCCTTGGAAATAATGAAATGAGATTAATTATGGAATTGGTGATAAATGTCTAAACCTTGGATTCACTCAGTATCTTCTGCTAAAAAATTTGGTGGTGTTCCTGAAGATTATTTCGAAATCCATAATCTAATGGATTCTTCTAAAGGTGCGATGCCAGATAATCGACATCGTGCCTTAACTCATAACTCTTGGTTTCTCTCAACTATCTTAGAGAGAATCTTTGGAGTAAATATCAAGAATTCTGATGGTCGTGATGTCTCAGTTCGGGATATCGGCGAACAACATATTCTTGAAGATTTCGGTAATCGTTATATTCCGACCGCATCTGATTATTTGGAAGAAATGGAATACAAGTCTTGGATGAATGCAGGCAGAGACACTATTCCTTCTTCTCACAAGAAAATCTCTAAAACAGTAAATAGAACAATGAGGATTGATTAACATGGACAAGAACCAATTTCTAGATAAGATTAAAGAATTCAAATATATCCAATCAGAACACAAGAGGATGATGAGTGAGAACGCAAAGAACGTTTTCAGTGATATTTCTAAAAGTATTTTCGAAAAGAATCCTGGATTAGAATCATTTGCGTGGTCTCAATATACTCCTTATTTCAATGATGGTGAAACTTGTAGATTCTCAGTTAATCGAGATTACTATACCATTAATGGATCCGAAGAAACTGTCGATGATTGGACTCTAAATAACGAAAAATATAGTCAACAGATCGATCTATCTGATTATGGTTTCGAGACTTTGGATCAATTGCGAGCTGCATATAATGATATCAATGAATTAATGAGTATCTTTGAAGATGAAGATCTTGAAGAGATGTTTGGTGATCACGTAGAGATTGTCGTGAAACGAGACGGAAATATTCTCATTGAAGACTACGATCACGATTAGTCTCAGATAGTATGATGGATAATTCTCAATTTAAAATTCAATATTATAGAACTCCAAGACAGGGTGTTAATGAATGCCCTGTCGGTGTTCGAGTAACAGACACACTAACTGGTTTGATTGTAGATTGTGATCGATACGATCGTCTTATGGAAAATAGAATGACTGCGATGAAAGAACTGATTTCTGCATTGCGAGAATCAAATCAACAATAAATAGTAACAGTTATCTCTATGCACGATAGACTACCTTATTGGGTAGGAACATAGCACCGTCGAAAGCCCAGAAAATAGTAGCTTGCGCAGGCGAAATTTAATAACAGGCAGCATATGAGCGGACGCAAGGACTTCGAAAATCCAAGTGCAGGTGAAATCCGACATAGAGAAGAATAGTGGGTATATGGTTGTTTCTCCGGCTAATTGTGTGGGATAAGGTCCACAATAAAAATATCCTAGAAATCGCAAGCCACGATTTTGGATTCAACCGTATACTCACTATAAATATCGATATTGAGTGATGATCTAGACTGAAAGCTTCTTGGACGTGGGAGGCAGAGCCCACCACCTCCACCAAAAGTACATTCGTTAAGAGTGTTTTTTTGATGGGGGTGAAACAGATTCGACAGGATGAACTAGGAACAGGGAACTCAGTCGGAAGATGACTCCCGTAACAGCATAAACTATAAACGGCAATGCAAAAGCAATGTCCATGTCTGCCTAGAAATAGGTAGACTGGGTTTTTCGAGATTTCTCCTGGAAACAGAATAAAATCTCATAACCTCACGCAAGTGAGGTTTTTTCACGCATATCAATAAATAGATCCAGGAGGATCATACTGATGATCTTAAACTCTAAAAGCCTTTCCGGAAAAGCGAAAGAACTAGAAGATAAATTGAATGCAGTTGTTATCGGTCAAGAAGAAGCTATTAAAGAATTAGCCATAACAACTCAGAAATTCTTCAATGGTCTATCTGATCCAAAAAGACCTATCACATCACTTTTCTTTGCAGGAAAGACTGGTTGTGGAAAAACGAAAGCCGCAGAAGAGTTAGCTAAATTTTTCGGTGTTGAGAAATTCTTGAAGGTTAATTGTGGAGAATTTCAACAATCACACGAGATCTCTAAGTTAATTGGTTCTCCTCCAGGATATATCGGTCACTCAGAAACAAAAGCTTTCTTCAACAAGAAGGATGTAGAAGAAACTGTTCCGAACATAATTTTATTTGATGAAGTGGAGAAGGCAACTGATTCTCTATTCCATCTGCTATTGTCTATTCTAGATAAGGGTGAGATTAAGTTAGGTAACAATGATGTGGTGAATTTCAGAAATTGTTTCATTATTTTTACTTCGAATATTGGTGTTGAAGAAGTTGCAAAAAGATCGAAATCAATTGGTTTCGTAGAAGACAAGATAAATGATACCGACGAGATCGATCTATTGAATAAATCCATGAAGGCTAAGTTTCGCCCAGAATTCATGAATAGAATTGAATCTGTTATAAAGTTCAACACACTCAACACAGATAACATGAAGAAAATTCTGGAATTAGAATTATCTCAAATTCAATATAGAATTATGTCTTCTAAACTGAATAAGAAGAAAGTCTTTTTCGTGATGTCTGATGATACTAAGACTAAACTGATTGAAGAAGGTTTTTCAGAAGAATATGGGGCGAGAAATTTAAAGAGAGTTATTTCTAAAAAGATAGAAATCCCTCTCTCATGTGTGCTTGCGGACGATAGATTAGAATCTGGTGATATTATCGAAATTAAGACTGCAGTTGGCGAAGAAGATTTGATCTTCGAAAAGGCGAAGATCAAAAGAGCGAAAACTAAGACACTTACACTAGATATCTAATCGACATTAATCTTAGTGAATCCATTTACTTTCACGAATCTCAATACTCGTTCAAACTTATCTGCTAAGAACTCAGTCTTGTGAGAAATAACGAAAGTGTTAGTTTTATCTTTATCGGAAGCCAAGATTTTTAAGAATTCATCGATACCAAGCGCATCTAGTGATGAATCTAAGATTTCATCTAATATTAATAGATTCGTATTCGCTGCATTCTTCATCTTGGCTATTTCTCTCCAAGTGAACAGAATAGCAAGATCGATTCTTAGTTTCTCGCCTTCAGAAAAAGAGTGATAGGTAAACGACTCTTTTGATTTATTCTTGATGACTTCATCGAAGTTTTCATCTAGTGTGAAGTTTACATAAAAGTCCATTAATTGAAGATACTTGTTAATGATCTTATTCATCATAGGAAGATAGTGACGAATAATCTTAGTCTTGATTCCATCATCTTTCAATAGGATCGAAGCAATAGATTGGAGATGTTGTCTATTCAAGAGATCATCTCTCTCTTTATTGTAGGAATCTAATTCTTTCTTAATCTGAGTAGAATCTTCTTGGATCTTTCTTAGATCTTCTTGTTTCTTGCTATGGAGATCGGTAACTTGTTTCGACAATTTAGATAGATATTTCTGAATAGAATCTATCTCAAATTCTTTCTGTGTGATCTCACTCTTTCTAGATTTAATAATATCGAGACTCACATTGATAACATCAATCTCTTTCGAAATATTAGTTATCTCTGTTGAACAAGAATCTAAAGCTGTTGTGTATTTCTTAAGATCTTTGTTTCTGTCTTCAATTGTTTGTGTTTTGAATGATTCTGGAATAGATTGTGTGCATGTTGGACAAGAATCATTAGTGTCAAAGAACTTAATCTCTTTTGTAAGAGTCTTAGTCTTCTCTTTGAACGTCGCCGAATATTGAGTTAGTTGAGACAACTTAGTATTCAGATTAGATAATTTAGAATCATTGACAATGATGTCTTGAATCTCATTTTGAATAGATTTGACAGTGACTTCTTTTGTAATCAGTTGTAGTGTATTTCTCTGAATCTCTTTCTCAATTTCTGAGATTTGAGCGTCTAGATTTGATGAAGAATCAGATAGTATATTCGAATGAATCTTAATCTTCTCTTTCGTTAGATCTAGTTTATACGATGTATTCGTCAGATCTTCTTTTGTTTTGGAAACTTTAGATTTAAGTAAAACATTCATCTTAGAAAAGATATCTATATCTAATAGATTCTCTACGATATTTCGTCTATCCACTGGTGACAACTTCATGAATGGCATATAAGTTGCATTCCCAATCACAACAATTTGTGTGAATGACTTATAATTCATCTTCAAAATATTAGTTTCAAGGAACTCTTGATAATCTTTTGTGAGAGCATCTTGATTTAAGAGTTTCTGATTTTCGTAGATTTCGAAAACATTAGGTTTCATACCACGTCTTACTAGATATGAATCCGAATTAATAGTGAATGTGATCTCAACGAGAAGATCCGAATTATTCGTTGTGTTAATTAATTGTGGTTTATTGACTTTTCTGAATGGTTTACCATAAAGAACGAAAGTTATTGCGTCTAGAAAAGTTGATTTACCCTGAGCGTTAATTCCCACGCAGAGGTTTGTTTTCGCCGCATTCAGAACGATCTCATTGAATTTATTGCCTGTAGATAATAGATTCTTGTATTTAATCTTCTCAAAGATAATCATAATTTAGAGGCCTCAATATATAGATCGGATAACAATAATTCTAATTCTGTGATTTTGTTTTCATCAGGAATTAGATCTGAATAATCTGGAATGGAATTTTTCAACAGAGTAAGTGTATCTTCATTTAGATCTGCAACTTCTTCAGACGATTCAATCTCTAGATATTGTTCAGCATAGATAACAGATTGTGGATTAGCTTCTGTTAATCTATCACAATATCTATCGAAGAATAGAGGATTAGTTTTAGATTTAATGAAAACCTTTACGAATGTCTTCTCTAGAGACTTATACTTATTATCAGTGTAGAGAACATCCTGAATCTTCTTTGCTGAAGAATCATCATAGAATAATTTATGGAATAACTTGTAAGGATTTTCGATGAAAGTTAATTCGGTTGTTTCTGTATCTAAGATATGGAATCCTTTAACATCATCAACATCATTGAACATTAAATCCCAAGGACATCCAAGATAATAGATATTCGAAGAATCATTTTTCGTATGGAAATGACCAGATAGAACTAGATCATAATTATAGAAGATATCTGAAGATAATCCATGATCACAAATAGCTCCCTTGAACATAGTATATCCTTTGACTTCAAGATGACCAAGAAGGATATTTGCTTTTGATTTAGAGATACACTCTAGAACTTCTTTCTTCTTGTCATCTGTAATCCAAGGAACATAGATTAGATTATCTTCTTCATATATATCTTCGAAAATTCGAATATTGTCATAATCACCTAATAGGAGATTTGGTGAATTAATCTCATTAGTATTCTTGAAATATGTATCGTGATTACCAACGATAATATCCATAGTGGCAATATCTGCGATCCTATCAAAGAAAGAAGATCTCGCCCATGTAAGTGTATTAAAATTAACAAACTTTCTTTTATCGAATACATCACCTAAATGGATAATCTTATCAATTCCTCTCTGTTCTAGTGTAGGAAAGAACACATTATCCAAAAACTTATCGAAGTATTCGTAAAAAAGAGGAGAATCGTTTTTGATACCGAAATGTGTATCGCTTATAAGAGCAACTTTCATTATTCCATAAACTCCTCTAATTTAGTGAGGATCACATCAATATCTTTAGTCTTCTTCTTCCTCAATAACTTATCTTCATATTTTTCGATAATATGATGAGTATTCTCATTTAAGACAGATTTGTTCAGATTAACGAATTTCTTAGATTCCATCTTATGATCTGTGAATAGCGGGGAAGCTTCAAGAGACTTAAACTTAACATAGGTTTCAGTAGACTCGTGATCGATCCTTCGCAAGAAGGCATACCAAATAATCTTAGAAAAATAACCGAATGGATTCTTCGAAGAATCCTCATTAAAGTTATGAAGATAGAGAAGACAATTCTGGATTGCATCACCTATCATATCTTCTTTAAATGTGTAACCTGAAAAATTCGGTCTCTTTGCAATATTCTCTGTGATCTTTAGAAGACACTCACCAATATACTCTGGTACTCTTGGTTTCGGCAAACCAGAAAATTCTGATGCTTTGATTGACTGTTTGTAGTCAATGAGTGCTTGCAAGAACTCTGCATTATTTACATACTCTCTGGGCAAATTCACCTCACTACTAATATAGCATATGATATAATTATATTATACCTTAATGGATAAGATAAAGCAATAGTTAGTTCTTAACAAGAATTATAATAGAGGTTTCCCCAACATAATTTTCATATGTTCTTCTCCACCAATGGTTCTGATATAGAACCCTTCGTGACCCGGATAATTACCAATTGGATGTTTTCCAACCCACTTTACTTTCTTGCCTAAAATCTTCTCAACATCTTCTTGATTATCTATAGATTCCACACCATATCTAGTCAGAAGAATATGCATAATAGCATCAGAAACTTCTGCATAATTTCCTGGAGTGTCGAGTTTATCAACAAGATTTTTAACATATTGAGATTTAGATTCTTTCGATCCATCAGTCGCACCACCAACCGACTTCAAGCCAAACTTAGTTTTTTTGCTAATGTTAACAACATCTGCTTCTGGATCTTCGTCGAAATCTAAACCATACCAAACGATAGTCCCAGGATCGTCTTTATCCTTACCTAAAGGAATATCTTCTGGTTTTCTGTAATTTACGTGGCCGCCAACGTAACTATAAGACTTATCTATCAAATCGAATAATTCTGCAGATAATTCTGGATCGAATTCGTTGTTTGGTATTTGTAGCCAATCACCTTTCTTTGGGTTTAGATCTGAGAATGTTTTCTCGAATATGAATTGTTTGAATGTTTTCATTTCTTAACTCCGATTTCAAAAATACTTATATCTATCTTTAAGATTTTTGTAACTCTTGTTATCAACTAGTTTGTCGAATTGTCCACTTTCACCATCAAGATAAAAACCACTAGGATCTAAGATAATTCCATTAACTTCTACCCAACTATGTGGGATTAATTTGAAGTCTTCAACTAATCCAGATTTTTCTGCATATGTTTTGATATCTAATTTAGATTTTGGATTCAATCTCATCCCTTTCATTTTAGAGATATCTGATTGTGTTAGAGCATCATAATTGTATTCTGGCTCGTCAATCTCAAACCAACCTTGTTTCTTGGCACCATTTCTATCTATGAATCCAGTTTTTACTATTTCATTATTAATCCGTTTACTATATAAGAAATCGGATAGATCTTTAGCAGCAATACCGCATCCACCTCTTTCGAAATAAACATCTAAACGGTCTTCGTGAGTGTTCCAAAATTCTTTGAGTAGATCTAAATTCCTATCTTCATTTATGAAACTGTTGAATGATTTCATCTGTCTTTCCTTAACAATCTCTTTCTTCTATCTAGATGCTTTTCTTTTCCTGAACCTGCAATTTGCTTTGTTACTCTTTCTACAGCATCTTTACTGGTAAAGGATTTAACTCTTGGAGCTACTCTCCATTTCCAATATGCAATTGCTGTTGCAGCAGCAATACCAGGATATCTTGAAACCATACTTGGATTAGAGACAAGATCCAGATTCAATATCTTACCAATCTTATCATAATTATACTTACCTGTTAATTGTAAGAATCCTCTACCAAGAAATTTCGCACCATCACCAGGAGATACATTTCCTAAAATCTTTCATTTTCTTGTATCGAATCCATACTTCTTCTCGAATTTAGATACAGAACCTATTTCTTCTAGTTTAGAATATCCTAGAGTTTCATGTTGGGCTTGTGATAAGAAATGATTTAACTCAGCACCTTTCAATCCAGAAGATATTGCCATTTTTTTCAATAATGCGAGTCTTTCTTCTGGTGTATCTGCTTTAACAGTCATTAAAGTTGATCTTGGATTAGAGATAATCTTCTTAGTTTTGGTCGTTCTTTCAACAGGTATTGGAGACAATTTCTCTGCTTCTAAGTCATTTGCAGAGAACAATCCAGCAGCCAACACAATATTTCTCAACCAATCTTGTAAAGATTCGTCGATGAAATCTTCTGAGATATTTCTTCTTAATTCAAATCTTACGAATTCTTCTCCATCTACTCTGTTTAATGAAAGATTCAATTCTTTAGATAATCTATTAGATAATCGATCGTACAACTTAACTCTACTCGGTTCAGACTTAGAAGCTTCGAATACATAATATTCGATATCATAAATCTTCTCAGCATTAGTTGCAAAGTTTTTTGTTATTTGGATAACAGTTGCAAATATTCTTGCAACTTCTGAATCTTTAACATTTGGATCGATTTTAATATCAGTCTTCAGAGTTCTCCAGTTAGCCTTGAGAGATTCTAGATCTTCTACATCGGAATTAATAAGTTTCGAGAAAGAGATAAGCGCAAAATATTTTTCGTTCTCTGATCCTTCTGTAATTTCTTCTAAATCGATAGCTACTTTATATGGAACTTTAGTCTTTTCTGTGATGAATAATGCTCTGAATTTGTTGTATCCAGAAGAAACAACTGCATAATCGAATGGATTATCTAGTATTTCTGTAATGTAAGTTTTGAAAGATTTCATATATTCTTATTTTTGTTGAACATTCATGTTATCTATTTCAGAATCGGATATCCAACAGTTGTTTCTATAACTTGATCATTATTTGATAATGTTCTTCTATATGTGTAATCATCTAACATTGTAAGATTTGGATCTTTATATAATTTCTTTAACAATTCAACGTCTTTAATAATATTAATTCTATCCTTATAACGATTCAATAGAACAGATCTTAGAGCATCTGAAACTTCTATCCACCAACCAGGTTCATTCACTAATTCGACAATTTTATCTACAGCATATTTTGAAGATTTAACGCCATTATAAATTTTACCATCGTGTCCAATACCTTGTATTTTATTTCCAACCCAAGTTTCATTAGGTCTATTTTTCCTATAGAAAACAGATGACTCAATTTCAGGATCAGAATCTAAATTAATTACTTGCCAGTCTGATGGTAAAAGATCATTTACAGTTTGTATGAAAGACCCCATTGGAGTATTATTGTATGCCGTTTTAACGAGATCTATTAGATTGTCTGCGTGTTGTTGTTTCTCATCATCAGATATTAACACTTCCCATCGTCCAATTTCAAATTTCTCAATAATAGTTTCTATATATATTGTTTTGAAAGATTTCATATATCCTTAATTTTTCATGAACGTTGTGAATAGATTCATCATTAGAGTTAAGAAAGATAATCCACCAATAATCATCCACTTAGATTTTTCTAATTCAGTTATTCTCGTCTCATATATCTTTTTTTCTGCTTCCATCTTAGACTTAACTTCGCCGATTTCTTCCCAAACATATTTAAAAGTTGTTTCTGAATCTGTGATTTTTTGTTGATGTTGTGTGGTGATCTGTGTTATATTGTTGATTAGTTCTTGGATCTTATCGTTAGTTGTATCCAATTTATCTACTATTTTCTGGAATTGTTGTATATCTTTCTTTACTAGTTCAACTTGAACTTTTATTTCTTGGACATCTTTTTCCATTTGTTCTAGACCTTTGTCCATGATACACCTACTTCAATCCATTTCTTCTTTTGAACATTTTAAATGTTATTGGTTTAGCATAAATTGCAATATTTGCTGTTGAGTTGGCAGGAAGATCTTCTGTAACATCATCTTCTTTGAGTGGTTCTACTTCTTCATGTGATAGGATAATATCAAAATCTGGTGGGACTAATAATGGTAGGATATTTTCATTTGCTTCAGCATTATATGATATAGTTATATGTGGTTTGTAAGTTTCATAATCGTAAGAAGCACCAGCATCTATAGCAGAATTATGTATATCTTCTAAATCTTGCGATTCTACTTCAATAACTAGAGCACGTCCGTATGTTGCGATTTCAAATTCTTTATGATCTAACCTAACATTCGTCTTGTCAGAAGGAAGAATGTCAACTTCAGGATCTACTTTCGAATATGTTGTTGTGATGTGCAACCTTTCAACATCAACTGGATCAACAATTTCAGAATCTTTAATCCACTGGGCTAACTTTTTAGAGGATTCTTGACTTAATTTAAAACTTCCGTAAACACCTTCTAGTAACATTACAGTTCCCTTAATTTTTCTAATAGATTATTATCTATGGATATGGAAGATAGAGTAATAGTTTTACCATCTATCCCTTTAATTTCGTGAGGCATTAATGATAGATACAATAATATAGTGGCCAAAGCATTCCAAGAAGTTTCAGAAAATTCAGCGAATAATATCTTAGCAGTAGCTTCTCCAGGAAAAACATTGTTAATGCATATTATGTGGTTGATCATAATACGAACATTAATTTTCTTGTTATTTAAGTATTTATATAAAAGTGTCTTTAGGTATTTAATCCTCAGATAATCTTCTTCGAATTCTAAAAAAGAAGCGCAGCCAGGATTTTGGTAAACACTGGCTGCATATAATTTAATGTTATCTTTAGTTAGATTAACCATTACTACTTAGTTGTATCTGTTACCTCAATTGGATTAATTGAGTGAACAACATACATAGGCATTTCGTCTGCAACAATCTTTTCTACATCTTCAATAGAATCTGCATGAATAATTGAAGATAGATAACGTCTAGTTCCTGGCTTGAATAGGATAACATTAAAGACCTTACCTGTCTCAAATTCTTCTTCGATCTCTTCCATATCATCCATGTCGTCCATGTCGTCCATTTCTTCTTCGTCTTTGTCTACTTCAAATTCGACATCTGTTAAGGCAACAGCCTCACCGTCTTCGAAGTAAACCATAATCTCAGAAGAAATAGTTACACCACCTTCGACTTCAGAAATATTGCACTTAAGAACCATATCTCCTTCTAGTTCATCTTCCGCAGTCTCATCTGCAGAAAATACAGAAAGGATAGCACTATCACCTTCAACAGAAACAAGAGGAATCTCACCATCTTCCAATTTATCAAATGTTAGACCGATTGTTGAAAGTAGATCTTTGATCTCTGATTCAGCTTCTTCTACAGTATTGAATGGTGATGTAGATAGAACTGACAACCCAATAATAACACCATTGATAACATTGATCTCAGATAACTTCACCGATTCATTAAATTCGCTAAATGTCTTCATATCTTCCTCTTCTTCATTCGATACAGTTTCAACACCATCCCAAGATTCATAACCTTGCATCCAGGCTTCTTTGGTGAAATAATGGTTAGAATATGTCTCAGGAACTTCTTTCATCTTACCAGATTCTGCCGCCTTTCTACCTGCACAAGAGGCTTCTTCTAGTTCTTTCTTTGTAGGTAAGATTCCCTTCATCTCTTTCATGACATTAATTCTGATTCTGTTATATAGAGTAGGATCTTTCTTAATGTATGAGATTAATCTATCTAGTAAATCGAATAGAAGATTTCTTAGATAAGGAACTGTTCCTGCAGCTTTCTTATTGGTTAATGCCTTCTTTGCTCTGTTATAGATTTTTTGATCAACAAGACCTAGTTTCAAGAGCATATCTAACTTAACATCAACAGTTTCTTCAGAAGTTTTCCTCTTAGATTTCTTCTTTGCTTCTAAGATTACTGATTCAGAAACAGATGATGCCGTTGCATTTTTAGTAACTAGAGTTGCTAGATTTCTGTTCGTTGTCAGGACGTCGATTAGATCGAATAAAAAATCAACTAGTGCTCTTTGATCTAAATCTTGTGTTGTTTTAGTTTCATCGGATCCAGATTTAATATAATCCGTTAGGGCTGCAATTACTCTATTTCTATCCGAATTTGTATCAGCATATTTGAATATTAATTTTGGTTTGATGATATTATCCAAAACAGCTAATTTCTTTTTAATCTCAGGATCGGTTACTGGTTCTTCTTTGTCAGTGTCAGCATTCTCTTTAGAAGAGTCAATTCCGATTGCTGTAATTAATGTTTGTGTTAAAGTTTCTAGATCATAAACCTTATCATTAATCTCGATAGGATTTCCGTTCAAAGAAGCTTTAACAGATCCGGTCTCAGAATTCCAATCAATAGATAATTTGTCTCCATCGATATCAAATTCCTTTCCAACCAATTCCTTTGTATCTGCAGGCAACTTAAATAGAGTATCTGAAATCTCGTCTTGAGTTAATTCTTCAGTCATAGGATAATCTTGAAGGATTGTTTTCACAGCACCACGGAGGGCTTCTGGATCCTTTACATTACGAACAACAAATTCTTTCCCATCAACTTCTACAGAAGCGACTAAACCATCCCAATTAACAACAATAGTTTTACCATCAATTTTAAACTCAATAGGTTCTTCTAACTGTTCCTTGTCAAGAGGAATTTGTTTTACAACTTCTTCGATCTCAGAATACGATAATTCTTCAGTCATGGGATAATCTTGAAGGATGGTTTTCACAGCACCACGTAGAGCTTCTGGATCCACAACATCACCAGAAACATCTATTTCTTCACCATCAACTTCAACAGTTGCTTTAGTACCATCCCAATTAATAATCACAATATTATTCTTTGTTTGAATAACATAATCTTCTAAACCACCCACATCTAGAGGAATCTGATTCACGATTTGATCAATGTCAGAATCGGTAATTTGCTCTTTCAGTAGAGTAGCCAAGATTAAATTCTTAGATAAGATATCGATGGACTCAATTAACTTAGATTCATCTAATCCGAAATTTTGAAATTCTTCGGTCAATAAACTCTTATTTTGTTTATCTACTTCAGTTCTTATTTGTGAAAATGTTTTCATCTTTTACCCTTTATTTTATTTATTGAGATGTTTGAAGAATTCTATCTGTCTTAGTCTCTTCTTCGCTTTTGTCTCAGAATATGGTCCACCTAATTTCTTACCTTTCTTAGAGAGAACGAAACAAACTTTCTTACCAGTCTTTTTACTGCATCTGATAGTTTCTGAGATAATTTCTACGGATTCTTGGATATCTTTCGATTCCGAATAATGATAATAATCGAAAATCGCTTCTGCATTATGAGTAGAAACTGAGATCTTATCTTGAATCCATGCAGGAATTTCTGATCCATTCTGGATAACATTAAGGGTATCTGTAGATAGATCAATAATCTTTTTCAATTGCCCTGATATCATCTCAATTTCGTTATCTTGGTCTTCAGTCATAAGTCCTTTTCTTCTTTCAACACTTAGTTTTAACATAAAAGCTCCTGGATCTTCTACTTCTATACGTTGATATTCTCCAGAATTCCCTAGCCATTCAAAAGAATATTCTTTCGCATTAAGATACTTGTTGACAATACTATTAATGGTTTTTTGTACATTAATAGATCCATTCCATTTGCTTGTGTTGAATCTCAATTCGTTTTTATCCAATAACCAACGGATCCATCCTTTCTTAGTTACAGAAAATTCTGTTTCATTTTTTGATAGATTGTATTTAGATTGTTCTCCCAATCTTCTGAGTATTGAAGTGTGGGTTTTATCAGATTCGATAGGTCTTACAGATATCCCTTCTGGAGTAATCCATCCCCAGTCTGTGTATCCGAACATGTGTGCTTCTTTAAGATACTTTCTTGCTTTCTTCGCAAGATCGGCGTCTGCTCCATACCAAGTCTTTCCTTTAGTCAAGAACGAATTTACTCTTGCAAATGCCCAAGCAGATTGAGTAGCACCAGGTCTATGACCAGTAACCCAAGCAGCCATACCACGATTATAGACTTGTTTTAGTACAGAATATGGAACACCAGAAGCTTTGGCTTTCTTTTTTAGAGCTGTAACAGATCTTTTCTTTTCTTCACCAAACATCATCTTGTACTTTTTATTATACTTTGATGGTCTAGTTTCTTTCGAGTCTCCAGGAACTTCATCCGCTCTCTCATATTCAGACTTAGTAAAAGGATACTGTCCCAATTCTTTCCAAAAAGTTTTTCTCTTCTTCGCAGTAGAATCAGATAATCTTGCAAAATACTTCTTCGGTTGAGCAGCTTCTTCGATATATTTCTGGAGGTAAGTCTTAACTAAATCAAAATATGCAATCTTCTTACTACCAACAGTGATCTCTGTATCTGCTGAAATTCCAGCAGCTTCTGAGAAAGATCTTTTATCATCATTTTTAACAGCAGCTCGCAAAGCTGATGCAGAAGATATTCTTTCTGTTGGTCTTAGAATGATGCTAGAGAATAGATAGTTCTTACCATCTCTCAATTCTTTGCCATTGTAATCTTTCAATAGATCTAATACATATCCCTCATCTGTATAACAGATAAGTGTCATCTTTTTCTTGTATTTTTTGTATTTTTTGTAAACATATGCTGCTAGAGTTAACCAAGTTTGTTCGAAAACAAAATGATCCTTTATGGCTGGATACAGAGTTTTGATAATAATCTCTTTAACATCAGATGGAAGTGGATCTTTCTTACCGATTGTACTTTCATTAGTTCCAACATACCAAGCATCTAGATCAGAATCTTCGTTCATTTGATCCCAAGCAGCAATATGCCCTTTATGTGGAGGATTAAATCTACCGAACATGATACCAACAGTAAAAGATTCTGCTGCTTCTTCCACAGATTTCTGTTTTGCGATTAAACCTTCCATACCAGATAAGATAAATCTACCAGTTATTTTCAGTATCTGGCCATTCTTTCGTTTAATCATCAATCCTTCTTGATCAGATCCTTTTCCTAATTCAGATCTAACAGAGTTCATGATAACATCACCAAGATAGATTGTCGCATAATAGAGTATATAATCTCTAATTTGTGATTCAGTTAACCCAGTTTTATCGCCTGCATCAACTTCTTTATATTCTTTCTTTGTGAAGATAATTGCTCTACCGTTCTTCTTTGGTATATCTTCGATACCCAAAATCCAGTTCTTAAGAGATTTAGTTACACCATTAAGTGTTAGAGTACGTGCCAGAACTGGTTCCAAGTTAATATCAACACTCTTCTTAACTTCGGGATTACCTAATACAACGAATTCTTTCTTTTGTAAGATCTTAGTTAGAGCCTTAGCATAGGCATTGATATCATCTACATTGTATGGGTAATCTGAAATCTCTCTCTTTTTAAGACCAGTTTTCTTTACAATTTCATCTTTAACTGTGATTAATCTGAGTCCATGAATAGCAATAAAATTCTTGATATCATACTTAACAAGATTAACTTGATAATTATCAACATACTCAACATTCAGAATAAGATTTGAATTTTGGATCAAACCTAATTTCTTTAGATGATTCATTGTTGAACCAATTGTTGGATTCAATAAATCTAGAAGAATCTTTGCTTTCTGCGTTAAACCAGGATTCATTCCTCTGGCTTCTAGTTTATCAACTGTGATTCCTTCAACATCTAGTGGATCTTGAGTTCCACGATCTAGAGCAAATTCATATTGTCCGGAGGCATTCTTGACAATTCTAACAGATAGATTAATTCCATCTAATTTAACCCAAGCAGATCCGGGTTTACCTGCAGAACCTTGCTCTACATAATCAACTACTTCATCAAATAGATCTAAGAATTCTTTACCATTATCAGCAATTTCGAAGGGGTGTAAAACGTGGCCCCCTGCACCACCTTCTTGTAATAGAGAAGAATTGAATGGCGAAATCATCTTTGTTCCTTTGAGTTCAATTTAAGTTGTTGAGAAAGATCAATTTCGAATACCTTAGATTTCTTGGCATCTCTAATTATATTTTCGATTTGTCTTTTGAGATTTCTTTTATCTGTATCTTTCAGCTTAATACTTTCCAACAAATCATCCAGAATTTTTTCAGCTTGTTTTGGATCCGTGTATTGATCAATCTTTATTGCCATTTAAATTATCTCCAACAGTATTTATAAAAAAAGAAAAAGGGGACCGAAGTCCCCTTTATTTTCTATTTCACCTAATACTAAAATCTTCGCATAATATCTAAACATTCTACAATAGGATTGTCGTAATGTTCAGAGAACGAATTTGTCGTATAGATCTTCTCAAAGTATTTCGATAATTCATCAAATCCCTTAGAGAAAATTCCATGTGTTACATATAACCGAAGTTTAGGAGCAGACAGCAGCTGTGCGATTCCTAAAAATGTACCACCACCATCACAAATATCATCTACAATAATAGTCGTCTTAGTCTTATCGAATTCGGGAACTTCGAAACCAAGAAACTTACCAGTAACAGGATCTCTCTTCTTTTGACAGAAGTGTACAGAGTATCCTTCACCAATCTTAGAATATCGATTCTTGGCACCTTCATCTGGAAATAGAATATTAATCTCTTCACCAGTTTCTGTTTCGATAGTAGCTAGCAAATCACGGACTAAATTATCTACAGAAATATCCTGAATCCCATAAGAATTCTTATCCGAATGACAATCTAGAGTAATGATATTCTTCCAACCACTTCCAATAACCTGTAAGAATACAGATTTCCCTAGACAATCACCTTCAACAAATCGACGATCTGCTCTAGAATATGGTAGATAAGGAAGAATTACTCCTTTGCTCAGACTGCCAATATGCGGAGTACAAGAATCGATAGCATCTTCCAATAACATCAACTTCATCACATCATCAGAAGATTTAATCCTGAACAGAATATCTACTTCCCCAGCAGACTTCAATTGTTCGATAGTCTCAGGAAGGAGGCGAACTTGAATTTCGCCTCCAGGATATTTAAAAGATTCGAAAGAATCTTCAGTCACAATAATATAATTAGCTTTGGACACGAACTCGCTCCTTGATAGTTTCGAAAGTCTCTGTCTTGTAAATGATCCCGTCTTTAAATAATAGAACCATATCACAATTGTTTAGTTCTTCGATTGTGGCTTCTTCTTTACAGACCCAGTTATTATTTTCAGGAGTCCAGTTTTCTGCCTTGTAGACTGCAAGAATGCCTTTCCTAGACTTCTTCATACCAGAGTCAGTCTTAGGATCCTTGAAGATTGGAATAATCTCACCACCCTTTTCGATTGCAGTGGCTTTCATTGCGAATCCATAAGTGTCTCTTGTTACATACTCATATGTATAAGACCCGATACCAAAGATCATATTGTATGTAGAAAGACCCATTAAACGAATACCAGCCAGGATCTTCTCTGCACGATCTGTTGTAATAGAATCTCCGTAAATACAAGCAGCATTGTTGATTAACCCAGTATTAGGATCTACACCCAAAACCTTTGCGAGTAATCGGATAACACCAAGATTTGCAGGAACGGTTTCGTCCAAGTAAGGATTGCCGTCTTTTCCCGGATTATCCAGATCCCAAAGAATCTTCTTGCCAACAACAATCTCTACAGGATCACCAGAATCCGGTCGAATAACTACTTTACCATTACGTTCTAAAATAGATTCCTTCAGCCGTGGAATAAAGTCAGTTAAAACTTGCCAAAGATCCCAGGTGTCAGAAACGATCGAAACGATACCAGTAGGATAGATATCCTGGATTAATCGACGGAAAGTTTCAAACTCACCATCAATGCCACCAGCACACATAACAGAGTGTTCTGTAGCAGGAACAGAAGAACCAGTTTTCGAGATATCAGCAAAATAATAATGCTCTGCCGCTAGGATAGCTGGAATAGTGTCTGTTCCATTAAACGAAAGAAGATGACCCATACCAGAAATAACAGCATCTTCTAGACCGGACATTCCACGCATCGAGAAATCATGGAATTGATAATCCAAGAATCCGAAATCTGTTTCACCATTTTCTTTTGCCACTCTCTTGCCAATCTTTCGATAAGAAAGAGCAGTCGTCGCCGATGTATAGGGTTTCCAGATAGACAAAGATAACAGAGTCTCGAGGAAATTAGGCAACCATGCTGCATGATCTTGGGTGTTATAGATCACCAATGACGGAATACCAATATTAACAGAGTATCCTTCTGGGATTCCTAGAATAGCAAGAGGAAGAAACCCAGTATCATGAAGCTTCTTGATGTGATCGATATTAGGTTCTTGAATCCCAAGAGTATTCCGAATAACTCTCTTGTATTCTTGTTCTACAGATCCCCAAGGAGCATCAAAGAATTCTTGATTAAACTTTTCAAATAGATATTCCATGATAAAATATTGGTGTCCGAAAACAACAACTTTATCAATACCAGGAATGCGAGATTTCCTGGGTGTCCAGTTCGAGAACACCTTTGTAATTCCAGCAGGATATTGTCGAACGTGATCAATCTTGTAAAAATCAGCCAGTAGTACTGGGATAGTGAATGAGGAATTCATGTTATAGTCCTTTCTTAATTATGAAGATGATTAACCATTCTAACAACATTAGAAGTACAAAAGTAACCAAAATTGGAGAGAATACAATCCACCAAGAGAATTGTACCCAACCAGCAATTTTTGCAACTACTAGTGTCAGTGTCAGAATCTGAACAAATGGGAACGGTTTTGAATTGTTTGTAATCATATTATTAGTTGTTATGGATATCGTTTACGAAACCGTTTCTGATGAAGAGAGTTTCGATATAGTTTTCGAGATCAATAATGGAATTGAAATCTTCTGCGCCAATAGAGATCCGGATATTTTGATCTTTATCAGTGTAGAAATCGACTTCAACAGTAGTCCTTATCTGTCCATTACGAATGTCATATTTCTTGAAATCGTAGACATATGCATTGATGAAATATTTCGTTTTACCGCTATCAGTGTCTCTGATTCTCTTCTGGAAGAATCTGTCGCAATCTTTATATAGAGAACTAACAACATTAAACTCACGGAAAGAATTATCGATCAGTTCCTTAACAGTATCCATATAGGTTTCCTTTAAATCGGTACATACCCATTATAACCCTTTTAGTCAAGGTAGTCAAGTCTTTTATTGATCAATAAAAGAATTCTTGTTCAATAATGGAATACCTGATGCTAGCATCTGTCTCGTTCTTGTACATCTGGAGCATCCTCTCTTCTGCACTCTCTAAGGTGATGTGCACAGAAAGAACTTCTTTGTTAACTAGAAGTTTAGTGTGTGGCGTCTTCGTTTCTTTAATCAAGACGAAGGCAGTTCTCATTTCCATACTCTAAGTATACCTCGAATTCTCTTCGAAACCTAATTTTTTCTAAAGAATATCTCCTTTGTTTTCAACAGTCGATCCTATCTATAACAAAACAAATGGAATATTCTTTCGAAAAATATATTCTCTTTAGAATCAATCACTTGCAGTAAACCATTGAAAATAAACGAGATAAAGATCCAGAAATCTTTGCTATATAGATTAGGATGAGGTATACTGAATGTATGGAAATGATCACTTTTATCCAGAGCAAAGTAGTCGAAGGAACGAAGATGGTGCTGTTTCAGACCGGAAACTACCAATATGAGATCTGGAATGCTTCCTCGAAAGAGACCAGTCGTCGACTCTACGACACCTCTTGGGAACAGGCTGTAAAGATCTTTGGTGAGCTGTAAAATAATTTTCAAGAATTCCTTGACATCCGATCTCAGAAAAGGTATAATGGTTATATGAAGAAAACTTTTCGAGTTGTAGATCTGATTGTTAAGATTAATCACATGTTGGCTATCTCAACCTGTTCACAAGAAACTCGTTGTGGGATGATAGCAGTATTGGAAAGTGTTCTTCACGATACTGGAAATTATCGAGGATTCAATTACATTAAAGATGGGGTCGTCTGTACTTACGCTGACCAACCTGATGATACTCGCCGTTATTATTATGGAGGTTCGAAGTGAAAGATTTTGTTCGCCTGAACACTCAATTCGAATTGACTAGTCCGGAAAAGACTCGCTCAACAGAACAAATTCTTGTACTTCATAATCGTTATTGTGAGTACATGACAAAACTATCTGAGATTTATAATGGATCGGTCTTCCCAAGAGATAGAAATCTCTACAATAAAATTTTAGCACTACAACAAAGAATCTTGGTTATGAAGTGGATTTTAGGTTATGTACAGTTCGATGAACATCCGTTATCTGGTGTTCCGATTTTAGACGAAACGATCGATCGAGTTTGATGTAGTTGACGAAATAGAAAAGAAGTATTAAACTAGTAAAGCGATTTGAAATAAGGAGAAATGATTATGAAGAAGATTGTGACTGAAGTTCAAGGTGAAGGATTTTTGGCTCTATTGGGTGAACATGTGATGTTGTTCTGTGCGAACTACATCTATTGTGGGACTCTGACAGGTGTTAATGATACCTGCGTTCTTCTAGACGATGCTAAGATCGTTTATGAAACTGGTGCATTCACCGATCCGAAGTACAAGGATGCTCAGGCTCTTCCTACCAAGAATTGGTATGTGCAGATGTCTGCGATTGAGTCCTTCGGCATCGGTAAGAAGGGATAGGAGATGGGGAAGAAATTCCCCGCTTTCTTATGATTAAGAAATCTATCTACAAAAGAAATGTATGGTCCAGGACTGAGTCTAGGTCTTGGTCTTGGTCTGGGTCTGGGTATATGTCTTGGACTGGGTCTTGGTCTGGGTCTAGGTCTGAGTCTAGGTCTGGGTCTTGTTCTGGGTCTGGGTATATGTCTTGGACTGGGTCTTGGTCTGGGTCTAGGTCTGAGTCTAGGTCTGGGTCTGGTTCTTGAAATTATAGGTCTATCTCATAAAGATATTATGAAAATCATCAAACCTCCAACTAAAATTCTACCAGAAGATCTAGAAAATATTACAATCTTTCTTGGTGGCTCTATTGAGATGGGTAGAGCAGAAAATTGGCAAGAAAAGATCACCAAAGAATTTCAGGATACAGATTTGACTATTCTGAATCCACGTCGTGATGATTGGGATTCTACTTGGATCCAATCTCCAAACAATCCAGTTTTTGCTGAACAAGTTAATTGGGAATTAGATGCTCAAGATTTTTCTGACATCAATGTCTATTATTTTGCAGATGAGACGATGTCTCCAATTACTCTTCTAGAGTTAGGAACATTCGGAAAATTGAATAATTGTATCGTCTATTGCACTCCCAAATTCTGGAGATGGGGAAACGTCTCAATCTTCTGTTCTAGAATGGGCATTCCAATGTTCGAAGATTATGATAAATTTCTTCACGCATTAAAATCCTTGATCTTCGAGACCGAAAGGTATTATAATAGTTGAGTAGGGAATATGCTCAGAAAAACGAAATATAAAAGATTCACGATGTATTATCGATCTGTTTCTAACAAACAATCTGGATCTAAGATTACAAAATTGTTTAATGAATATGGAACTACCACTACTGTGGTGACTTCATATTGTGGTGGAAGTGGAAGAATTTCTTCCTCTTCTGGTTCTTCTAATTCTTCAGTTTCCGAAGTTCGTTTCTATGTTTAAACGTCATGTTGGAAAAAACAAAATGTATTCTTCAAGATCGGGTTCTTGGTCTGGAAATAGATCTCTACTCTTGACTTGGTGTAGGAGTAGAACATATTGTTGGTCAGTAACTCCATGCCTATGGTACTCACGTTCTGGTTTTAATTCTTTGGATCGCTCGATACCTTTCAATAGATTTAACAAGACTTTCTAATTTTATTATGATACTGAATAACTCTCCTGAAAATGTTGCTGTTCTCTCTAATGTTGCTGAAGTGAATTCGTTCTCTATCAAAGCAACAGCTAAATCGTTCCAAATTCTAAGTTCTGGATTATATGCAAACAAGATCAAGGCAATTATCCGTGAATTATCTTGTAATGCCTATGATTCGCATGTTGCCGCAGGTAAAGCGAATCTTCCATTCGAAGTTCATCTTCCGAATAAACTAGAGACTTGGTTCTCGATTCGAGATTATGGTGTTGGTCTATCACATGATGATGTGGTTAATATCTATACAACTTATTTCGAATCTACAAAGACTTCTTCTAATGAATTTGTTGGTGCATTAGGTCTTGGTTCTAAATCACCATTCAGCTACACAGATAATTTCACTGTGACTGCTATCAAGAATGGACGGAAAGGAATCTATTCTGCATTCATTAATGAATTTGGTGTTCCCAGTATTGCTCTTATGTCGGAATCTTCCACCGAAGAATTAACTGGTGTTGAAGTTAAGATGACTGTCACAAATTCTGATGATATTCATAAATTTCTTTCTGAAGCTGTTAATGTTTACGTCTGGTTCAAGACAAAACCGAAGGTTACTGGATCTTCTGTTTTCCAAGATAATATGAAATATGCCGAGATTAAGTTCCTGGAAATGGATATTATTCCTGGTGTACATCGATTCGATAAAGCTTATGCAGCCAGGTCTTATGCAGTAATGGGTAATATCTCGTATCCTATCGATATTCCGAATGCAGAAACGAATCTCGGAAATCTGAAGAATCTGTTGGAATATGGTCTGGTTATGAATTTTGAGATCGGCGAATTAGATTTCCAGGCTTCTCGAGAAGGTTTATCATATAATCAACAAACTATCGATGCTATTAAAAGTAAATTAGAATTGTTGAGTTCTAAGTTGTATTCTCTGTTTTTAGAGCGAGCCAGTAAGATTGATCAGAATAAATGGGTGTTCACAAGATGGTTACTATCTTCTGATAAATTTTGGAAGTCTTCTGCACTTCGATATGCAAAGGATAATCCCTCAGATCTGTATAATCTTGATCATTTCGGACAACATCTCTATGTTAGAGAAATTTCTGTTTCAGAAAGCAAGCTGCAAGAGTTGAATATTAAAGTTACATTACTATATCGTTTATCCAAGAAAACAGCCAGAACATATAAAGATCAAGATATCAAATTCAATTATGCTATTACCGATTACATTTTCTTCATAAACGATACTAATAAAGGTGCCGTAGAACGTGTAAAATCTGAATTGTTGAACAACACATCTGTTTTTGGAAATTATTATGTTGTTATCGAGAAGATCGATAAGACTAAGGATATGCAGATTGATGAATATTTCAATCTGATTCACAATCCTCCAAAATCTTTAATTCGCAAAGTTTCTGAATTACAGAATCTCAACACAACAAAGAGGAAGACTGACGTTCGAATTGTCAGATTGGTTGAGGATCGTAGTCGAAATAGATCTTTCACAGATCTAATCTGGCGTGAAGAATCTAATCTTGATATTATCGATGATCCGAATAAAGAATTCTATTACATTCCACTAAATGGATTCACCCCAGTAACAACTAAGATCCTTTCATTAGATTTCAAAGATGCGATTCGGAGAATTAAATCTTCGGGATTGGATCCTAATATTGTGGTTTATGGTGTTCGCAAAGCAGATATCGAACGAGTAAAGACTATGAATAATTGGATTAATGTTGAAGATTATATCGATTCGTTAATCCAAAAGAATAAAGAAGATCTTCTTCGCAGCAGTGTTACAATTGACAAGATCTATGAGATTGCGTTCAGCAACAAAAGATTGATGTCGGCATTGTCCGAAGGATCCTTGTTTAAGGTTACATCAGAATTAATGAATCCGAAGATTCGATATTCGATGTATAATTTAGAGAAAATTCTACTTGACTTCGATCCCGATTTTTTAGTAGAATATAATAACTATCGAACAGTTGCCAAAAATAGTGTGAAAACCTTAAACACTAAGTATCCAATGCTGCAGATTTTACAAGAATATCAGATTGATAGTTCTGAGAAGATTATTGCGGATTATATCAACTTAATTGACAAGACAGAAGAACAGAGGAAGACATTATGTACCCATATCTAATTCAAGGAAATAACATTGTTATTGTTATCGATAACAATTCTCACACAATCAACAAGCAACACATCTCTTATCAAAAGATCGTCGATGCGATCAAGGCCAGTGATTGGGAATCCGTTAAAGAATTAATCGAACCAACTAAGTCTCTAGTAGATTATGGTCTGAACAACATCAAGATCGAAGGTGGTGAATTATATTGGAGAGGAGAAGTTTTCGCAAACGCTCTTTCTGATAAGATTATTGAGATGTATCGTGAAGGCTTTCCGATTGATCCGATGATCGCTTTCATGGAAAATCTGATGTCAAATCCTTCACATCGTTCTGTTAAGGAACTTTATCGATTCTTAGAGCGTGGAAATCTTCCGATTACTTCAGACGGCTGTTTCTTGGCTTATAAGAAAGTTCGAGCTGATTATAAGGACGTCCATAGTGGAACTATCGACAATAGTGTAGGACAAATTGTTGAAATGGAACGCAATAAGGTAGATGATGATAAGGATCGAACTTGTAGTTCAGGTTTACATTTCTGTTCTCAAGATTATCTTTCCCACTTTGGTGGTGAGCGGATTATGATTCTCAAGATTAATCCACGTGACGTTGTTTCTGTTCCATCAGACTACAACGATACAAAGGGACGTTGCTGCCGATATGAAGTTATTGGTGAATTGACAGGATCACAGAAGCCTGGTACTGTATTCACAAAACCAGTACAAGATAATATCGATGAGGAAGTAGACGAAGATCTTTCTTACGATGAATATTGGGATCAACCAGAGTATGGTGATTAGAGAGGATTGGAGGGATAGAAATATCCCTCCAAATTATAACTATGATTAGACCTACAAAATATAATAGAGTTAGACATCAGGCATCAGGAAATTTCCTATCAAACTACTCTTTCTATGGCAAATCCTATAGTGGTTTCAGAAATACTTCTTCTTCTTTCTCGAATAAAATTGCTTGTTTTTCAGGAACATTCCATCTTGCAAGATGCGGATCATTTTCTGGATCGATGACGACGAGAGCATCTTTTTCTGGAAAATTTAGTTTCTAATGCTTGACATTCCAACCCCACTATAGTATAATAGTTATATATGGAAAGTGACCTGAAGATCTCTCGGATCTTCTCAATTCTGAAAGAGGTGGCTATTGCCACCCCAAAAGTTGCTGGTGCGAAAGTATCAGCAGCTATCGTCTACAAAAATAGAATTATTTCGATCGGCGTGAATTCCATGAAATCCTCGCCACTACAGGCCAAATATGCAGCTAATAAAGATCTATCTATTTTCCTTCATGCTGAAATTGCAGCAATTAAGAATGCGCTACGTCAATTGGATGTAGAAGATTTCCCTAAAACTACTCTGTTTATTTGTCGAGCAAAAACAGATATCCTGACTAATAAAATGACATTCGGAATGTCAAAACCTTGTCCTGGTTGCCAACGTGCAATAGCAGAATTCGGAATTAAGCGTGCAATCTATACACTTGATGATTCTGGATGGGAGGTGATCTGATGATCCATGCGGGATATTGTTGCATAAATCTGACACTTCAAAAATCTTTAGGGATCACTTCTAATAGAACTATGCGTCGTGATACTTTCTTACAGAAAGGCATCGGATATGCATCTGATCTTATTCTCGAGAATGTCTCTGATCTGCTAAGGATTGTTGATTGGAACGGTCAGAACAAAATCAAGAATTTCAGAATGTCTTCTAATATGTTTCCATGGGCTTCAGAATACACTCTCGAAGATCTTCCTAAATGGTCTAAGATTAAAGGAATCTTGCAAGAAACAGGATCTCTTGCGAAAGAATATGACATGCGATTATCTTTCCATCCTGGTCCTTTTGTGAAATTAGGATCAGCGAAAGAAGCTGTTGTTGATAATTCGATAAAAGAATTAGAGATCCATAACAATATCATGAATCATATGGGTCTTGAAGCAAGTTCTTATTATCCAATTAATATCCATGTCGGGATGTCTTATTCTGAAGAAGTCTCTGACAGATTCTGTGCTTCTTTTCTGAGATTATCCGATACAATGAAAAAGAGACTGGTTGTGGAGAATGACGACAAAGCATCGTCATATTCGACTTCTCATCTATTCTTGGATATCCATTCGAAGATCGGAATTCCTATCACATTTGACTATTTCCACCATTCGTTATATAATGGTAATGAATGGGAGTTAACTGAAGAAGAAGCTTTTGAGATGGCTTATTCGACTTGGGATACAATTCCTCTATTCCATTATTCTGAATCGAAAGCATTACATGAAGGAATTGATTGTAATGAGACTGCACACTCAGATTATATCAATTCATTGCCTTCCGATTATGGAAAGGACATCTATCTAGATATCGAAGCAAAAGCGAAAGATTTGGCGATTATTAAGATTCTACAGGAGAAAGTACAATGTTAGTGACATATTCTAAGAATTATTTTTCGATCTACACTAAGGATAATGCTTCCGTTCGAATTAAGACTAATGAGAAGAATTTCGATGAGATTCTGACTCTATTCCTAGATGTAGATCAGACGAAAGAAAAGAAGCGGCCACGCAAGATTCGGTTTGAATAGGAGAAAATATGTATAAGCTTAGTTCGATGATTTTGATGATGATTATTTTGGTCTTTGGAACTTCTTGTTCCAGGGTTAATGTAGATCTTGGACATGAAGCAGTCTTAATCTACAAGCCATGGTTTTTCGGTCATGGTGGTGTTGAGAAGGAACCTGTCAAGCCAGGTTCTATCTTTGTCGCATTATCTACAGATTCATATGAATTAGACATGAGACCGATTAAGTTCGATGAACCTTTCGACGATATTATGCCGAAGGACAATAATCCAGTAGATTATCATGCCTCTGTTCGGTTACAGATTACTGATTCTGTTGGTTTGTTGAGTAAGTTTGGAACAGATTACTACAAGAATAATATTCAACGTGCTTTCCAGACTATGAATCGTAATCAAGTAAGACAGTACTCAATGCCAGAATTAGCTCTACAACAAGAAGTAGTCGAGAAAGTTGAGCGTGAATTGGAAAAAGAACTACAAGAATATGTAGATCGTTTCAAGATTCCTGTTAAGATCTTAGACGTTTCTCTTGGTAAGATTTCTCCTCAGAAAGAAATTATCTCGGCTTATAACGAAACTGGTGTACAACAGCAGAGAGCAAAGACAGAAGCGCAACGTGCTAATGCAGAAGAGTCTCGCAAAGCTGCAGAGATTAAGCGAGCAGAAGCGGATCGAGCATATCAGGAAGCACGTGGTTTGACTCCTGATCAATATCTTAAGATGCTTCAGATTGAAGCCTGCTCTAAATCAAATTGCACTATGATTATGGGTAGTAATGCCGTTCCTATGGTTAATGTGAAGTAACATGAACAAATATAAATGCTCTTTCTATTGTGGTATGGATAGATCGGTATTCATGAGGGACTACGAGGTTCAGGCCTCCAGTCCCTTCGATGCATCCAGGATTGTTGAATCCCTTTATTCTTCGGATAAATATTTCCGTTGGAGTTCTATCCCACAACCTAAATGAGGAACTAAATGGAAAAGATCAATTCGAATACTGAAATTCCTAAGATGTATATTTCGTTCGAAGGAGCAGGATATTATCTGCTCTCAGGAGAGATTGATAACGAAAACACTTCTGATGCGATTAAGTATATCGTAGAAAGAAATTTAAATTTCCATGAACAAAGAGAATCTACTGAAATTAGAATGATGATTAATTCTATTGGTGGCGATCTCTGTTCTGGATTCGCCCTGATTGATATTATGCGATCTTCAGAAATCGATGTCGCAACTTTTGGTCTTGGAACTATCGCTTCTGCAGGACTTGCTATTTTCATGGCTGGAAAGAAAGGAAAGAGATACATCACTCAGAATACTTCTATTCTTTCTCATCAATTCTCTTGGGGATCATGGGGAAAGGAACATGAATTGTATGCAAGAAATAAAGAATTCGAATTAACTACTCAGAGAATGCTTGCACATTACAAGAAGTTCACTGGGTTAAATGAGAAGAAGATTAAGGAAATTCTTTTGCCGCCTCAAGATGTGTGGTTGTCAGCAGAAGAAGCCGTAAAGTATGGAATTGCTGACAAGATTGTAGAGTGGCAATAAAATGATGGGCGAAGAGTTTTATTTATTCGCCCATCAATAGTTTTGAAGATATGTTTTGTTTTATTCGCCAGACATCGAATCTTTGAGATCTGAGATAATAGAAGAGACCAAATCGTTGATCATTTCGTCTTCTTCCATAGAAGCATCTGATGGTTTGGATTTACCCATCAAAGCCATAATGCCCATCTTGAAGTGTTCTGCAGCAGTCTCTTCGTTATCAGAGATCTCTTCCTCAACATCAGATAATTCTGTTTCGACTACTTCAGACTCTTCGATTTCTTCGTTAATTACTGTTAGATATGCTTGTTTAAAATTCTCTAGGTTCATGTAAACTCCTATTACTATTTAGTTATTTTAGGAATTCTACCAGGAATAAAACCAATAGGAGCATCATTTGGAATACATCTGATAGTTTCTAGTGTAGTTCTGAAAGAACAATTCTTTCTCATAAGCTTCTTCTCTAGTTTCATGCGTTGTAAGTATTTTTGTTTTGAATAGATGAGGGTTATCTATTAATTCTTGTCTATAGATATCTTTATATTTGATTGAACAGACTGATCCATGATAACCTTTGTTAATCTTATTAACAGAAGTTGAACCAATATAAAATGGAGGGAGTTTGTTGCCTGAATAGACTGTTAGGTAAGTGCAATAAATATTGTTAGTCATGAGCTAACTATCCTTAGTTTTTTGATTAGAGGGTATTAGATGTTCGTTGCATCTAGTATCCTCATTCTTATTTAGCTAAAAACGATTTTCTAGATTTATAAACAAAAAAAGGGAACCCGAAGGTTCCCTTAAATTATTGTTAAAAACAATCCTATAAGATGTTCTTAATCTTTACGAGTCTATAATAATCGTTGGATGCTGCACCTAGAGTGATTCCGTCGCCAGATAGTGGGTTTGCGACCATACCGTAGCGGGTCTTGAAACCTATTTTTGGCTGGAATGTATCTGGATCAGTTGCACGAACCATTTGTAGTGGTACGTATGGGCAATAGAATAGACCTGCGTCATAAGCATTGGATCCCTTGTATCCAACAACCATAACGTCAGAGAATGTTACGCCAGCGCCAACCGAGAAGTATGGATCAACATAGACCTTGTACTTACCGTTTAGAATACCAGCAAATGTATTACCAGTGTCGTCAACGTTTAGGTCGGTTGATAGAGCAGGAGTATAATCTAGCTTGCCAGCCATTGCTAGAGCAGAAGCAACGTCTGAAGAGCAGATAATGATATTACCCTTTCCTCTACGTGTTGCTCTCGCAATTTGGTTCGCTTCTCTTTCAGCATGGAACATTAGACCCTTGAAGCGCTCAACTGACCAACGACCGTCAGAGTCGGTATCTAGGTCGAAGTAACCAGCTGTTGTTGTACCAGAGCTTGCACCAGACTTCGCAATCTTGTATAGGGTTCTGATAACTTCACGGTTAATTTCAGCCATAATTTCGGTTGAAAGAATGTTTGAGAGCTCAGATTCTGCATCTAGATTGTGCATAGCCTTTAGGTCTTGTGCCAATTCTAGAGAGTATTCTGCCTTTAACGCACGAGTTTGGGCTGTTACGGTTACCTTCTCGATAGAGAAGCCCATGTTTAGTGGGGAGAAACCTTCGCCTGATGCTGTGGTCATACCAGTACCGAATGTAGATAATGTATCAGAAGCGGTTCTGAAGATATTATCTTGGTGAGTACCAGTTCCTGCGAAGTCGGTATCGGCTTCGTTGAATAGTGCTTCGGTTGAAGATAGAGGACCAGTTGCGCCAGAACCATACTTTGACTTCATGGCGAAGATTAGACCTGTTGGCATGTTCATTGGCTGAACACCACAGATATCATAAGCCATTAGGTTTGGCATGGATCTACGGACTAGAGCAATTAGAATTGGGTCAAACTTATCAACGTTGCCAGCAACGTTAGCAGGAACACCAGATTCGGTGATTAGCTTTCTTGATTCAGCTTGAGCCTTTTCTTGGTTCTCTAATAGAACCGCAGTAACTTGCTTCTTGTAAGCGTCTTTGATTGGGGCGACTTCTGGGTGCTCCAGAATAGCCTTCCATTTGTTCTGTAGATTAGACATATTTCTCCTTAAGAAATAAATTTATATTAGTATTTATAAAAAATTAAAACTTGAGATTCTTAGAAATTGCGTTTGAATAAAGATTCATGATAGGATCATCAGTAATAATTGTGTTATCATCAGAGATCTCTACCATTGATTCTTCGGTTAACTTCTTCTTTGATTTAGAAGTGTCGAATGCATTCTTGGCAATATCTTTTAACTTTTCTTCATATGAAGACTTAGATTCGTAGGTTACAGATTCAACTAACTTTGCGAATCTTTCTTTTTGTGCGAGTGATAGATCTTTGGAAACTGATTCGAAGACAGCTTTCTTTGTAGAGACTTCAGCTTTATTCTTATAGAGAATAGATCTGTTCATCTCTTCATTCAACTTCTCTTCGAATTGTTGTTTTTGTTTATTGAGTTCTTCAACAAATGCTTGCTTCTCTTCAGAAATTGTTGATTCTAGATCGGAAATCTTAGATTTTAGATCTTCAACAACATTAGTTTCCTCAGGGATAACAATATTATGCTCGACGAACATTGTCTTTAAACCAGTCCAGAAAGATTCCATAATCTCAATCTTTAGACCTTGTTCAACAGCCAATGCATTCTCTTCCAACCAGGATTCGGCAACATAAGTTAGATACTTATCTACTGATTCGATTACATTTTCGTAAACTTCGATATTCTCTTCTTCAGCAGCAACTTCAGGTTCTGGTTCTGGCGCTTGTTCCATACTCTTAAGTTCTCTTGCAACCATAGTAGAAATTCTAGGATCGTCTGCGATAACTTGCATAACACCCATTACTAGTGACAAGAAAGGTTCTGCCATACTATTACCAGATAAATCTGTAATAGCAGCACGCATAGAATTTAATAATTTTGTTCTTTCAGAGTCTGTAGCTTGTAGTAATCTGACAATATCAATATCAGTTAATAGTGCTCTGATGTCTTCAGGAGTAAAATCTTTCGCTTCTTGTTCCATTACTTCTTCTTCGTCTTCCATCTCACCTTCAGATTCTAAACGAACGATTTCCTCGTCCTCTTCTTCGATTCCTGCTGTTTTCATAACACCCTTTGCAATATCATGAGCCTTCTTGATAGTACTTTTCTTTAGTGGCGGTTTGTCGCCACTTGTCTTCATTGCAGAAGCCATACCAACAGCATAAGCTTCTGGTGGAGTGTCGACTGGTCCTAACTTAGTTGCTTCTTGTACTTTTTGATTGACTGCTTCATCGAATGCTGTCTTCAACTTAGCAGCAAAATCTTCCGGAAGATCTATGCCTTCGAAGATTGAATCAAATGGATCTTGATTATTTTCCATCAATTACTTCTCCTATACTCTTATTTATAATTTTTACAATCTCGAAAGAAAGTCTTTGAAAATCGCAATCTTTTCTTCTTGTAACCCTTTAGATGTATCTAATCTCTTTTTATAAGAATCAATTGTCACTTCTTTCACAATACCATTATTCCAAACCCATTCTTTAGATTCCATAACAGCTTCTACGAATGCTTCATGAGCAGATGGATCAGCAACGATATCTGCTGCAGTCATAATCTTGTAATCTGGTTGAACGATTGAGTATTGGCCTTCTTGTTTCAAAGAACCTAATCCTCTAGTGGAAACACCTAACATACATCCGCCATCGATAAATGCCTTGACAATTTTCCCATTAGGAGTATCCAAGATCTTCGCTTTACCATTATAATTAGTGCCTTTTTGTTCTAAAGTTGTTATAAGGTGAGATACTCTATCGAGATTAATAGTAGGATTTTCTGGATGACCTAATTCTCCGAACGCTCGATTTTTATTAACATATTCTTCAACATAACGTTCTACTTCTGGCTGCATATACTTCATCATATATTTTCTTGAATTTCTATTAGGTTCTTCACACTGAATAAAAATACCTTCAATGAAATAATCTTTCGGCTTACCTTCAGCAGATTCTGAAACAATTTTAATAACTTCATTTACTTCTGTTAATAGTTTCATTTGTATATTCCTGCTCTTTTACCTTTTTTAATTGAGATCTTTCTTTTCTTGAGAATTGATGATAATTTTGCTGCTCTCTTTCTTGAAGCTTTTCTAGCAGATATCGATCTCTTTCTCTTCTCTGCTGGAGCCATTCTTACTAACTTCTTACCAGAAACCCTATAACCAGCCTTCGCAGATTTAATCTTCTTGCGTTGAATCTTTCCACCACGAACCCTATCGTAGCGGATTTTTTGGCCGATCTTAGTCTTCTTTTCAGTAAGCATTAGCTATATTGTCCGACTTTAACGAATCCGGATGTTTTTTCTAATTTCATAACAAGAGTGTACGGATCAGTTGTTGTAGAAGTTAATAGGATAGTCGAATCTGCCCCAGCAGCAACATTAGTAATCTTAGATTGATAATCTTTACTATAATTGATTCCACCATTTCCACTATAGTGACCAATTAATTGATCTGTAGATCCATTAAAATGTAATGAGATCTTATTAGTTCCTGTAATAGACCAGTCAAGTTTGTCTACAGATACAATAGCAACTCCGGTTGATCCAGCAAAACCAGTGGCTCCGATCGGACCTGTTGCGCCGCCTGGGTGTAAAACAAACGCAAGAGTCTCTATCCCCGCCCCGGAAATAGTAACAACTGCCGAATTTTCGTCTTGTCTTAAAATAGTAGTAGTTGCCATTTATTATACCTTAATAGAATTTGGTTTACTATCTTTCGATAGAGAAATAATCTTCTCAATAATTTTGTTTTTAAGAGGTATGATCCCACACCTCCTAAACTATCTGTTCAATTTAGCTACAAATGGTCTTTGAAGCTTCCGTTATCAATCTTTGTATCTGTCGGGGTTATTGTTATATAGTTTGTCAGCGTCCCGACTATTTGGATACCCGTCTTTATCAAAACCCTCACCTGGACGATTCCCAGAAGGCATATTATAGGTTTAGTATCGTATCCCTTTAAGAAAGCTTTAATTTCTGCATTTGTTTTAGCTGGTTTACCTAATATCTTCTCAAGTCTATCATGTTCTGCACGGAAGCTAGCTTCGTCATGTTCTGTATCATCATACCGATTATATATTGGATATTGCTGGTGAAACGGCTCTTGAACATCTCTGATAGCAGCATGCAATTTTGGATAAAACTTTTTGGATATTACAATGCGGCCTTCAGCTTCTCCAATAAGTTATTCCTCTCCTCTTGAATAACCAAATGGATCTAGCGATTTGAAGGTATCTGGATAACCAAATTCATCAAAAGCTAATGGATTTCGTGGATAATCGGATTTGGTTCCAGATCCACGAAAATATGGTTTTGGTTCGAATCGCTTCATGAATTTTTTAAGTTCTGCATTTTGTAATCCGTCTTTGGTGCTTAATAACTTCTCAAATTTATCTAGTTCTGCTTCGGTGGCATAACTAGTAATAATTGGAAAGCGTCTATATCCAGGATCAAGATCTTTAATAGCAGCATGCAATTTTGGATATTTTCTTTTGGTTATGGATATTTCATTTTCTTCAACCAAAACTTCTTCGACAATTGTTCTGATATAGTTTCTTAGATCTGAATCGTCTGTTGATTCTGTGATTACCTTGAGATAATCTTTTCTGAAATTTTCTAGGTTCATACGTTCTCCTTATAACTCTTTTGTAATTTGTTCTCGTTTAACAGCCAAAAGATCAGAAATTTTACTGGCAATTAACATATTTACAATAGGTTTAATGCCTTGTGGATTTCCTTCTTTAGAATATCTAATTATAGTT